GCCCTTGTAGGAAGAGGTGGAATGGTAATACTTCCATAATATCGAGATACGTTACCTATAGGGATGCCTGGGTCGTTTATATCAATTAGTGTTCCGCCACGCCTTATACCGCCGAGGGTGTAATCTGAACGATTATGACTTTGCCATTGCCGGCACGGTAACGGCTGCCAGTGGGTTTCTTGTCACGATCAATGACCTTATAGATTCAAACATCGAGGACGGGTATTTTACCGGCGGGATGATAGAAACCGCCGATGGGTTTTTGCGGTACATCACGCAGCATTCCGGCACAACGCTAACACTTGTTAGGCCATTACAGGCACTTGAGGATGAAGTAAACGGATCATCAGGATTGGCCAATGTGATTCTATACCCAGGATGCGATCACACTCGCAATACTTGCAAGGCTAAATTTAATAACCTGGCCAATTTCGGCGGCTTTCCATGGATACCCGGGAAAAATCCATTCGGCAATGATGTGTCAGGCTCAATAGTTTAGAGGTTGATGTATGTGGATGTTTATAGCTGGGCTCGCAATAGCCCTCATAGCTTCTTACGCGCTTACCCCAAAGCCACAGAACGCGCCGCCAGCGGGCATAAATGAGATTGAAGTCCCCACTGCAGAGGAAGGACGAGAAATCCCTGTGTTGTTTGGATGCCGAAAGATCAAAAGCCCTAACGTGGTATGGTACGGCGATCTTAAAACCATACCGATTAAATCCAGCGGCGGGAAAAAATGATCGTCACCATGCGCGATTTGCGCGAGGCTAAAATATGCGGGCGTGGTGCCCGTATCTTTTTTGAAAAGCATAATCTTGACTGGCGGGCATTTGTGAAACAAGGAATACACTCCGACGAACTCAGTGCGACACGGGATGCAATGGCATTGCATGTAGTGGAGGTGGCAAATGCCAGGCGGGGGCGGTAGTCAAACCATAGGTTATAAATATAAGCTGGGCATGCACTTGGTGCTATGCCACGGGCCTATAGATCAAATATGCAAGATCGAAGTGGACGGACGTGTTGCGTGGGATGTTGATGTGGATGATTCTGCAGGAAGCACTGGCGGGCCTATTACGCTTCCTGATCGCGCAGCTAATCTATTCGGTGGGGACAAGCGAGAGGGTGGAGTCGGTGGGATTGTTGATGTTGATATGGGTGGCCCTGGGCAAGGGCAGAACGCTTATCTGCTAACCCAGCTGGGTGAGGATACGCCGTCTTTCCGTGGCGTTGTGTCACTGGTACTCAACCAGGCTTATGTCGGAAACAATCCATATTTGAAAGCATGGGCATTCTGCGCACAGAGAATCCATTTAAGACAAAACGGGATCGTGCAGTGGTATGACGAAAAGGCCGCGATAGGTCAAGCGGCAGCAGAGTATACGTCTTACGCCATAATGGAAGCATGGTCTGACCCTGATTTCGGTGGTGGAACAGGTTTGTGGTATCGAGAGCCGACAACCGGAACGACACCAGTTGCGGATGGAACATTCGGGACATTCTGGAAAGGCACATCACTGGGCGGAACACTAATTGATATAAACGACCCAGGCATCCCTATAGGTAACGTATCTCGATATTATGGAAGTATTACCATTCCACCTCTTCCTACAAGGGCATTTATACGGGTTAGGGTATACCATGATGACTTTATGGATGGCGGCATTTCTGTCAATGGTGGGGCCGCTGTTACTCTAGAAAAGGATAGCTATTACTATTCTCATATTGATGTCGTTCTTCCTGCCAATGATGCGTCAAGTGTAGTCAGCTTTTCATATTCAGTTATTCAGGGCGTCCCATCTGGAACAACTACTGGATTTGGTGGCGGGTATCGTATAAGTGTTTTGACTCCTGAAGAGTATTATTTGGACAACGGACCTGGTCCAGGTTCGTTATGCTCAGATATGAACCCTGCCCATATTATACGAGAGTGCTTAACCGACCCCGACTGGGGTATGGGGTATGTTGACGCCGATATAGACGACACATCATTTATCTACGCTGCCGACAGTCTATTCGACGAAGTGATGGGAATTTCCCTGCTGTGGGACAGGCAGGTACCCCTAGAGGATTTTATTGCGGAAATCCTGCGACACATAGACGGTGTCCTGTATGTGGACAGGATGACTGGGAAGTTTGTTTTAAAACTTATACGTGATGATTATGCACTGTCTGAATTAACGATCCTGAATGAAAGTAATGTTTCTATAGTTTCCAATGCCCGACGCCCGACCATTGGGGAGCTGACCAACTCCATCACCGTTAATTATTACGATGGCGATACAGGCGAAACGGGAAGCGTGGGGATACAAGACCAGGCTCTGATCCAGATACAAAGCGCAACCATCGGTACAACAATTCAATACCCTGGTTTCACAAATCGGAACATCGCCTCCAGGGTAGCTCAGAGAGACCTTAAGGCACTATCTGTCCCGCTTTTGAGTGCTGAGATTGTCGCCAGCCGCGAGGCCAGTTATCTGAATGTAGGGGATGCGTTTTTATTCTCTTGGCCCGATTTGTCCATTGACTCGGTTGTAATGCGCGTCCAGCAATTGGGGCTGGGTAATGGGCGCGATAACAGCATAAGCATATCGGCAGTTGAGGATGTGTTTAGCCTATCCTCGTATGCCAATGTACTGGTGGACAATCCTGAGACTGGTTTATGGGTTGACCCTGCCGATGGCAGTGCGATGGTGGCCTCTCCAAGACTTGTAGCAGAGGCGCCGTACTATCAGTTAGTAACGGATTTGGGGCAGCTGAGTATTGATACTATTCTGGCCGATGATCCAGATGCAGGGTATACATTGATAGCTGCCGGCAGGCAGGCTAACGAGATAAACGCCACTATCCATACTGACAGTGGGGCCGGGTATGTTGATCGCGGAACGCTGGATTTCTGCCCGTATGCGACTGTTCTTCTAGATATTGGTTTCACCGATACGCAGATATATATTGATGCCGGAACTGATCTCGATCTGGTGTCAACAGGGACCATAGCCCAGATTGAGGATGAACTTGTGCGGGTTGATGGGTTCGCAACCGATTCTAATGGATACCATGTTCTTGTCGGCAGGGGAATACTTGATACAGTGCCGGCAGAACACCCGCTTGATTCAAGCGGCGGGCCTAAAGTTATATTTTGGGGATTCTCTCCTGAATCGGATGAAATCCAATACACTGCATCTGACTCAGTTAATGTAAAGCTGACCACGGTATCAGGCTCGAATGAACTGGAAGTTTCTGATGTCCCGGGTGAAACAGTGGTATTTGACTCGAGGGCGATAAGACCCTACCCGCCGGGTAATTTGAAGATTGACGGCATATCGTATCCCACCAACGGATTCTACACAGGCGGGAGCTCGGTGACTTGGGTTGGTCGTGACCGGCTTCAGCAAACATCTGGAACCCTATACGATTACACCGAGGGCGCAATAGGCCCGGAGGCTGGTGTTACCTATCGGGTGACAGCCGATGCGATCCTGTCCAATGGGAATATATCCAGTAACTTTATCGACTCTAATGTCGGAACAGATACGTTTTACGATATCGATAGTAACGCCGGGGAAGTTCCAGCTACTGCAACCCACGTTCGATTCAAGGTGCATTCCGTCCGTGGTGGTTATGAATCATTACAGCCAGCAATGGCGATTATTAATTATGAAGTGGACTCCAACGGAGATGATGATGTGAAAATCCTGCTCGATACTATTACGAACCCTGGCTCTGGCGAGTTTGTTTTCAGCGGAATACCCAGCGGCTATTCACGCCTGGTGATCGAGGGGTATATTCGAGGCACGGTAACTGCCACTGTCGAAGTTATCTGGTGTTTCTTGAATGCGGATACAACATCTACCAATTACCATCGACAGTTAAATTCGGCAGCAGACGGGACGGCTTCGGCCGCAGAAAGTGCCGCGCCAGTGGTAGCATTTGCACCCGCTGCCAGTTCACCCGCGAACTCTTACGGTTCTGTGCGGCTAGTGCTGGAAAACTACACAGGTTCGAATCTGAAGAGTATAGAATCAAGCTGGGTAGCATACCGGGATACTGACGATATTAGTATTGGGAGGGGCGGTATTATATCTGCTGTGACGGCTGCTGTGACTACGGTTACAATTAGGACCGACAATCACTCAACTGATACTCTGCTAGGGTCACTGAGACTTTACGGGGAGAGCTGACCCGCTTGTCTGCTCAACCTACTAGTGACTTCAGTATTGGTGCAGAGGGTGGCGGAACTCACTTCTTTCGCCACCGCCCACCCACCACAAAACAGCGCACCCAGGAACAGGATTAACAGCAGGCCGTCAGGCATTGGGTTGATTTTGTAGTGCGTTGCTAATAATGCGCTGCACCCTGTCTGCTGCATCGTCGGTTCCTGGCATGGCCTCCCGTATGTCTACCAGTGCCGCCTCCAGCAGGGCGATGCGGGCTTCTGCCCAACGCTCCCACTCTGTGTTGCTCATTTTGGATGGGTCAGTTTCTCTCATGGCTAACCTCCCTTAAACCGTAATGTGGGTATATCCAGCCACTCCGAGTGCTCGCCAACAATCCATTCTTGCTGTAATACACGCTCTATCCTAATGTCCCCAAACATCGGGCGAATTATGCGTTCCTCAAAACGCAGGTTCATTGTTGGCTCCAGTGTTTCTACTATCGGCACTATTTTCTCACTCATGGTGCAGGCTCCTCTAAATACCCTGCGGCCATAGCGCCGCAAACATCACAAATCTCTCCCGGCTTTAAATGACACTCTCCACAAACCGGCTTACTAATATCGCCCAGCGTTACCGGTACATTGCTGTCTACCCCGTACCAGTAATAGCAACGCTCAACCAGTTGGTATAGAGCGCCAGACTCACCATCAGGAAGGTGAACAAGTAGCGCGATGATTGTAGCTAGGCTATCGCGCAAGACCTCCAGTTCGGTGATCCGCTTCGTTTTATCTACGATTTTTGTTGTGCATTCAACCAGCTTGTCAGCATCCCACGCGATGATTTCATCCTGCCTTGTGATGCGCTGCTGTAGCTCCTTAACACGCTCTTTCAGGTAGTCGTATGCCTCACTCATGCTCTACCCCTAATGCCTCAAGCACTGCTTCTGCGATGAGCGCAATGTCATCATTGGTAAAGTCATCGAGATGAAAGTTTGCGAGTCGTAGACCATCGGCAATAGACTCAAGCTCTGCATCAGTGAAACTCATACCCCCACCTCATACCCGGCAGCGCGGAGTGCTTCGTCCAATTCATAGCCGTCTGCGTCTAGTAATCCCTCCAGATAAAATTGCGCGTGCACTGCTACTTTCTCCAGCAGGGCGATGCGGGCCTTCCGCGCTTTGAACTTTGCAACACAGCCGCACAATCTAACCCCAGTCGGTTGCAGACCAATGCGGTCAACTAACCCACCACATAGGTGGCACAGTATATTGCTCATTTCT